CCGACTGTTATGAGAGACGTTGAAAAGAGTGACGATACCAGTTGGAACGATCTCTTCGGATCGCCTTGCATTGAAACGGTTCAACGTTTCGTTGCTGGCCCGTCCGGAGGGTATTGGACTCCTACTGATGAGCACTCGGTTGCCTTCCACTATAATCTAGCGGATAGGTATATCAAGACGTTCAACAGAGAGGGCGCCTGGTTCCACCAATGTACAAACGAAAAATATGGCCTCTCCAATACTGGAGATGTCTACTTAAGTCTGAACATTAGGGACTGGCCCTGGATCATTGGTCATTACGCGTATAACACGCGTGCGATCACGGTTCGGGACTGGATGCTATATAATGGCAACCCCCCTCCCTTCCTAGACTATCTTAGTCTTAGGAGCTCAACTGCCGAGACGTGGCTAAAAACCACGGGCGAACAGATAGCAGATGCTACAGTTCGTACTCTAAAGAACCCGTTAGATACAGGGTTCTCATTACCCACATTTGTGAGGGAGTCTCGGGAGATTATCGGATTGCTCAAGCATATCCTCGGGTATAAACATACCTTAAAGAAGCTTGCGCGTTCATTTGGCAAAACTAGAAGCTTGAAAGAAATTGTTGGGATTATATCCCGCGAAAAACTTCATTGGGCTTTTGGTGTCTTGCCATTGATATCCGACATACAGAAGTTATCGGATCTTCTTTCTAATTGGAAAGAAGTACTTGATAACCTCTATCGCGGCCACGCACGTACGTTTAAATACGCGTATCGTGACGTATCTTCCTCGTTTAAGCCTAAGGAGTTTCCTCTTGAGGAAACTTCCGTTGGCCAATACAAGGGAGTGGGAGGCGTCTGGTCGATCCGTTCTGTCGTTGAGGCAGAATGGCGAGGCTATATGAGATATTATCTCAGAGCCGGCGACGAGTTGCGAGCCCCAGGTGGATCCTTCTTAGGTCTTTTAGACCTATTAGGGGTTCAAGCCGACCCAGGAATCATTTACGATGCGATTCCCTTCTCATTCGTTTTGGACTGGTTCTCCGATTTGGGGAACAATATCCATGCGATGGAAGTGCCGCTCGTAAAAGTAGCGATGACAGTCACCGACGCGATGCATCACGTTAAAGTGAAGTATCGCCGTGATTGGTATTATACTGACCCTGATGCTGGGGGTGCAACCCCTCTGTATCAGTTCTCGGATGATATCACCACATTCGTACGCAGAAGTTATTTACCTGCGCATCTGCAGCAACCATCAACGTTGAAACGTCTAGGTGTTGACAAGTTAATTCTTGGCCTCGCTCTGATCGGATCGCGGTGATGATTCATCACACAATACGCCCGTAGTGGCGACGTTAGATTAACATGCTAAACAACACAGTCTACATCCGTCCCGTCTTCAGTTCTGAAGGCGTGATCGGACTTACCAAAATTGACACCGACAATGGGTCATCGGTTTACGCGTATAACGCGGCAGCCAATGATACTTATACGTTGCGAGTTCAACAACTCACAACTAAAGAGAACCCTCCTGTTGGTAGCAAACGCGTTCAACTCCGCCTATCTCGGACTAAAATCCTTGATGACGGTTCAGAACGGACGATATTTTGCAGTATGGCCTTCTCTTATCCAAGAGATGTGTCATATACTGCATCGGAACAGTCAACGTTACTTCGTGCCTTTGTATCTCTTTTAATGGGAGATATTGAGGATTCGACACCGATCACTATGCCCAATCAATGGGCAGCATGGTCAGACGTTGGCCCCACGCTGTTTACTCGCCTTTTAACGGGCGAGGTTTAGCGTTATCGTTTACTACTTGGCAGTAGGTGAAACTCTTCGGAGCGTAACCTATTGTTAAGTGTGTTTTGGTGTAGAGCAGGGTCAGTTAGTAACGAAAGTACATATATGCCAAATAGCATCATAGCACAATCATTGCAGACCGACTTAGCTAGTCGTTTCTGTCTCTCACAGTCTGAACGAGATTCTTGGCATTTAGCCTTAAATCTCGGAATGGCTGAGTATGGTATCCGTTATTTAACGGTCCTACTCCCGACACTAGGTAAAAGCCTAGATCGTTCCCTTCAAGGGGATGTTGGGTTTGTATATGACGAAGCTATACCAGCCTCGTTGTATCTGAACGTATTTAATCATAGTGGTTATCTACGTTCTAACGTAGCCGAAAGGCTCGTGACAGATACGGTTAAGGCATTGCGCCAGTACTTGTACTTTTGGTACAAGCTGGAGATACCACATTCAGAACTCGATGAAGTTAAAACTATTATCGAGTTTGTCGCGACGGACAAGGGATTACCTGATTGTAATTTCAGGGATGACCTTGTTTTACGGCGAGCGCGGGTGTTATGCACTCGTGTGTTCGCTTCGTTCAATCCGAGGGAAATTATTCCCTCTCACGGTCCCGGTGCGGTCTCCACGGGTGAAACGCAAGCTGAGAAAGGTGAATTCAAAAGAATCTACCGGACTCTCGAGCGTTATTACCCGTTTACAGAATACTTTATGTATTCTGGAAATCACATCGCGGATTGCTACGATTGGATACAGTCTCGGGAAACTCTTGAGCATGGTACTGCGAAAGTAGTACTCGTGCCTAAGGACTCCCGAGGTCCGCGTCTGATATCCTGCGAGCCGCTCGAGTTACAGTGGATCCAACAAGGGTTGGCCAAGTCACTCATGCGCTACGTTGAAAACCACGTTGTAACTGCTGGTTTCGTGAACTTCACGGACCAACATATCAATCAGTGGCTTTCTCTCCTTTCTTCAAAGGAGGGTTACTACGTTACGCTAGATATGAAGGAAGCCTCTGACAGAGTTTCTCTGTCTCTCGTTGAACAGCTGTTCAGCGGGACGCAGCTCTATAACGCGCTTTTAGCGTGTCGTTCGGCTGCTACTCGGCTACCCGATGGTACAGTGGTAGGTTTGAAGAAGTTTGCGCCGATGGGGTCAGCAGTTTGCTTTCCCGTTGAGGCGTTATGCTTCTACTTCCTAGCACTTGCAGTGCTATCTATACACAGGAATGTCCCAATCACAGACGTGATTGGGGCTATCTATGTATATGGCGATGACATCATATGTAAGCGCGAAGACTATGCGCTGCTACTACAGTACTTCCCGACCGTTGGACTTAAGTTCAACGAAGGTAAGTGCTGTATACGTGGATTCTTTCGAGAATCCTGTGGAGTCGATGCCTTTCTTGGCGTCGACGTCACTCCTCTCAAATTGAGGACGTTATGGACACATCGCCCGTCAGTACCGTCGCTACTCTCTTATGTAGAATACTCTAACGAGCTCTACAAGAGAGGCTACTGGGATACGTGTCAAACGCTACGTAAGATGATTATCTCCAAATATGGAAAAATCCCTTACACGAACAGCGAGTGCTGTTCGCATGTAGCATTCTTGACCGATATGCCAGTCAAGGAAATCAATAAGAAGTTGGGTTTTCGATATAGAAACAATCGAAAACTGCAACGCTTGGAGATCCTTGCTTGGGTACCGTACACCAAAAGTGTGCGATCCAAGTGCACTTCCGAATGGTCTGAGGTACTTCGTAGTACTTCTAAACCACAGGGAGGGCAAACGGG